GTTTCAGTTTGCTTTTTCATATTACGCTACACTCCATGCATAATCATCCTGCGTATACACTTGCTCTAGTCCATCATACTCATCGATGCGATATAGAGTGCCAGCAGACAATTCTGCAATACGCAACATCGCGCAATCACCGTTAGCCTTATCTCCCAGTTCCTCTACGACCTGCACCAACACAGGGTCAGTTCGTTCGATATCTCCGTCATAGATAGTTTGTTCAGGGATACCTTTGATCTCACAATAACGCATCATTGCTTCGTCGCTCAGACCAAACCCACCATAACAAGCATTGTATACAATTTTAGTCATTTTCATATCAGCCCCAATCTTTGAAATTGCCAGATTGTTCATTGTCGTCAAAACCAAGATTGTATTCAGCAATCTGCTGCTTGGTCATGAATCGCTCAGGAATCTCGTCGCTGGCATACGTCGCATCAGTGAAGAAGTGTGGACGACGAGGACGACGATAGTAACTGTCAGCAGAACCACGATCGTACGCACCGCCATGTCGTTTGTCGATGTTCATTAGGCAACCACCTGGATGCGAGGAGCAGCATCCTTCCATTCAGCCATGTCGTCGAAGAAATCATGACCAGGAAGCGGAGCGAAGAACTCGTCAGCAAGAGGACGCTTATCAGCCTCGCCCTTCCACACACGCTTGATTGCCTTGGCGCGGAATCGACCGTCGTTGAGGATTTCGGTCACGAGACCGACATAAAAGCAGTCGTTGATACCAACGAAGTCAAGACTCTTGACGACGTCACCAATCTTCACAGTGTTTTCACATTTCATACATATATTATCGCATTTTCCCGTAAAAAAGGCAACAGGGAAAACTCTTGCAAAATCAATAACTTACGAGCACCTCATCGAACACAAGTTTTGCCTGTTCGAAACTGGTGTCTGGAAGGTCAATCTTGTTGCCAGTAGAGCGGCATTCTATCTCATAGTGATAATCTGACACATACCAGAGTGTGTGTCGAGCACCGAACTTGTCGTTTTCAGACATGATATACTGGTGATTTTTCATGACTTTAGACTTCACCGTTTGCGTAAGACTGAATGAAAAACGTGACGTCCTCTATGAATTCTCGTAACTCGTGGGTGGTAGCCGTTTCTGGTTTGGCTGTGGGGTAGTCAAATCCCGCTGCTATTGCTGCTGGTTTGATAGCGTTGACTAGGGTAATGAGGCGTGCCCGTTCTTGCTGGGCTGCATTTTCTTGATACGTCATACAACAATTGTCGTATAAAACACAGGAGAAAACAACAGAGAAATTTCCTGTAAAATCAATAACTTACGACATCCCTCTCTCGCCGAGGAGAGAGGCTGGAGAGCGGTCCTATTCTGGGGGATACCCTAGTTCTGGGGGGAGGTCGAAATAGCGTATTCGGACTCCTGCCTCGCGCAGCATCACTTCGGCGTGGTCTATCGAGTAATGCTTTCCTGCACCCTTGCCTGTGAATGGGCGATTCGGTCCGATGACTTCCTTGATGCCAGCCTGTATCAATGCGCGTGTGCATTCGGCGCATGGCTTCGGTTCAAAGTTTAGATAAGCACGAGAATGATTGAGTGAAACACCAACACGAGCAGCATTGAAGATTGCGTTGCGTTCAGCATGTTCAACCCAGTGATACTTTTCTGGACGCTTCCAACGATCAGCCCAATCTTCTTCAATGCCTCTTGGAAAGCCATTAAAACCCGTCGACAAAATGACATTGTCATCATTGACGACCACGCAGCCGACTTTTGTCGACGGGTCCTTGCTTTTCTGAGCAATCAGAGTAGCCTGTAAGATAAACAATTCATCCCACGATAGTTCATCACGAATCATAATATAATCTCAATGGTTATTTGATATCAATCTTACGAGGTTTCTGTTCTTCAGGAATGACATTTTCTAATTCAATAGAAAGAATGCCATCAGCAAGTGCAGCATCACGAACCACTACTGTGTCAGACAAAACAAACTGGCGAGCGAATTTTCGACCAGCAATACCTTTTACAAGATAATTGCGTTCGGTTTCTTCTGCCTTTTTGCCTGTGACTTTGAGAGAGTTTCTCTCAGCAGTGATTTCAATCTCATCTTGTTTGTATCCAGCAACTGCAAGTTCAATGATGAAATTGTATTCGTCTTTCTTGACGATATTCACTGGAGGAAATGCAGTTTGAGATGCTGTGAGTAGATGAGATGCATTATCGAGAGCAGCGAAAGCATTCTCAAACCCAAGAGCGGTTGGAAGAAGGCGATCGAGTCCGTATGCGGATGTGAGTGTAGTGATATTAGTCATTTTGTAACTCCTTTAATAAGCAAGTTTATAGTTATGGACCCCAAATGGGCATCCAAAGACTATTTAGACACCAGTTGAGCCAAATCCTCCAGCACGTTCAGAATGTTTTTCTGGTGCTTTTGCAAGAACAACAAATTCAACTTGTTCATTGCAAGTGACCTCAGCCTGTGCGATTCGCTCGCCAGACTTGATAGTCTGACTCAAAGCTGAGATGTTTGTTAACAGAACAAACACTTGCTGTTGATAGTCAACATCAACAATGCCTTCAGAGTTTGCAAGAACGAGTCCTCGTTTAAGCGAAAGACCAGATCTTGGATGAAGGCGAATGCTATAGTTCTGTAATAAAGGAGCCTTACTAAGAATGTCAGCAAAAGTTTCAATAGTACGTTGCTGCGTAATCTTAAAGATTAATCCAGTAGGAATAAGCAATCTATCACCAGGAGAGATGAAGATCTCTCCAATATTGTTAACTCGTTGACTGATTGAATTGTTGTATCTATCATAGCCGTTTACAGTATCTTCAGAAGGTTGGAACGAAAGATCGAAACAATTGGCTAATGATGTACCGTATATTGGAAGTTCAAACTCATCACGAAGTTTATGCACATTTAATAAAATCACAAATTATTCCTCTTTCTTTTTCTTCCCGATTGTATATTTGGAAACCAATTGCCAATCATTCTTCTCCTTGAATGGAAGAATCTTAATCTGGCTTAATGGAGCAACATTATCCTTTGTCTTATCTGCATTAACAAGTTTCACCAAACCCCACTCAGCCATCAGATTTGCAATCGTGTTACGACGCTGAATGTCATTGTCTGACATATTGGATGGCTTACCGTCCAGTTCAAAGAGTTCCTTGAAATGAACAATGTAATACTTTCCTTGTTTATGGAGGATATGGCAAGACTGATAGAGAATGTTGTCGTTCTTTGCAGCGACACCGATGCGCGTTAGAGTTTCGCGGACCTTGAGGAAGTCGTCTTGCTTTTCTAATGTGACTTCTACTAATTTTTCGACCATGGTCAATCACCCTTATATAATTGTTTTTTCATTGCGGTGATTTGACTGGGAGACAGAATCTTTAATGCTTCTTCTGCTTTCGCATCGGAGTAGCCATAATATTCCTTGACAACACTCAAATCACTGCTTTGAGCCTTTTTGTGCCATTTACTGTATGGACGCTTTTGGGCTCTAACAATATTTATAAGAAAGTCATATTTGAGTTTATTGTCCAGAGTCGAAAACTTATTCATCTCGTTCGCCCAGAGAACAGTATCTCTGTGATACGAGAGTGCTCGGTTCACCATAAACGCAGAGTATGACTTCTCATCCTGCTCAGTCAGGAGAGCATACTCTTTCGTCTGTAGAATAGACGGAATGATTTCTTTAAATAGGTCAGCCATTGAACTTACACTCAACCATCATTTCAGTTAGACATGCGGTGAGGTTCAGTTCCTGGTCGGCAACAAACGCTGCTTGGTATGAGTATTTTGCGAGAATCAATACAGCATTCGGAATCGTGGACTTATCCATAACATCATAAAGACTATCATAGATCTTACGATAGATCTTTGCAGGGTCATCGCTACCAAAATCAGCAACCCACTTACGCATTGCGCTGAAGTTTTGATCTTTCAAAGAAGTGACCAATTCATTGATCGAAACATCAGCGATGCTGGTAAGAATGCCAGAATCAATCTTACCGCTGACAGAGTAACGCTGCAGTTCGTTTAGAACACGACGATAATCTGGGAAGTGCTTTTTGACAAC